ACGCCTGCGGCTACTTCATCACCTATCGTTATCCGGTCAAATCTCACAATGTGCAGCTTACGCGCATCGGAGGCATCTAGTGCAGAACATCGACGCGACCCATCCCGACTACACCAAGTTCTCGCCCGTCTGGTCGAAGGTTGATGACGTCATCACCGGCCAACGCGCGGTTCATGGCAAGAAGGAAACATATCTCCCCAAGTTGGTCGACGAACTGCCGACTGATTACGATGCACGCCTTGCCCGGTCCAACTTCACCAACTTCTCATGGCGGACTATTTCCGGCTTCCAGGGGATGCTATTTCGCAAACCTCCGCTCGTTACTGTCCCCACTGGCATCGAAAGCTATCTCGCTGACATAACCATGTCCGGGCAGTCGATGGAGACGTTTGCCAAGGCGGCTGCGTTCGAGGTGCTCTCGTTTGATCGCGTCGGCATATTGGTCGATTATCCGACCGCGAACGTAGTTGGCCTGTCCGTCGCCTCAACCGAGGCGCTTGGCCTGCGTCCGTTTATGACGATGTACGACGCCAAGAGCATCATCAACTGGAAATTCAAGCGCATCCGCAATCAGATGATGCTGGCGCTCGTGGTGCTGAAAAGCTGTGCATCGGTTGGCGAAGATGAGTTCGAGCACAAGGAAGAGGATCGCTGGAACGTCCTCGATCTGGATGAACAGGGCTTCTATCGCCAGCGCGTATTCCGCAAGAAGGATAATGCTGGAACCGCAACCGACAAGTTCGAGCAGGTTGGCGATGACCTCTATCCGCTGATGAACAACGCCAAGATGGACTTCATACCGTTCTTCATCGTCAATGGCGAAGGCGAGGCTACGGATGTTGACGATCCGCCTATGGTCGATCTGATTGACGCCAACATCGCGTATTATCAGGTCAATTCGGATCGCCGCCACGGCCTGCACTTCACTGGCCTGCCGATGTTGTTTTTGTCCGGCGTGATGTTGGAAAACGGCGCGCAAATCCGTGTCGGTACGCAGGCTGCGATTACGTCATCTGATCCGAACGCAAAAGGCACATATGTCGAATTTACCGGACAAGGCTTGAACGCCATCAAGGATTATCAGGCTGAGTTGCGGCAGGAAATGGCTGTCATGGGCGCGCGTATGCTGGCCGATGAAACCAAGTCCAGCGTGGAAACATTGGGCGCGACAGAGATCAAGCGGACGGGCGAGAACAGTATTCTCGCCAGCGTTGCGGGTTCGCTGTCTGGCGCGCTTGAAGGGGCATTGACCGTCTTTGCGCAATGGGCCGGACAGACTGGCGATATCAGCTATCGGATAAACACGAAGTTCCTGCCTCGCCCCATGACCCCACAGGAATTGACCGCTCTTGTTGGCGGTTGGCAGGCTGGTGCTATCAGTGACAGCGAACTGTTCGACAATCTGAAAGCGGGCGAGATCATCGCCGATGACAAATCGCTGGAAGAACATCAATCCGAGGTTGATGCGCAGGGACCGGCTCGACCGGCTTTGGCTGCGTGAGCGAAATAAAACTCCAAGACGCCATTCTCAGGAACTCCTTGCAAATCCTGCGCCTTGCTGCGGGCGAACAGGCGGCGGTCGATCAAATCATGGCCGACCTGCAGGCGGAACTGAAACAGCTATTGAACAGCCGCGACCTGTCTGCATCGACACAGCGGCAGATCAAGGCGCTCATTGTGGACGCGGAGGGCGTGATCCATCCTGCTTATGGACAGGCTGCAAAGTCGGTTGATACACAAGCCCTTGCCATTATCGTCGCTGAAAAGACAGTCGCCATCACCGGGGAAATGATGGGCGTCACCGCGTCCATGCCATCATCTGAGACATTGGCCAGCCTGTCCAAAGATGTGATTATTGACGGTGCTCCATCCTCGGCATGGTGGGCAAAGCAGGCGGATGATCTGGCGTTCAAGTTTGCCGCACAGGTCCAGCAGGGCATCATCAATGCGGAAACGCAACAGCAGATCGTGCAGCGTATCGTCGGGAAACGTGGTGAACCCGGCATCATGGAAGTGTCGCGCCGAGATGCCCGCACGCTGGTACATTCATCGGTCATGTCCGCAGCCAATGACGCGCGCCTTGCCACCTATCGCAAGAACAGCCGCCATATCGCTGGTGTGAAGTGGCTGTCCACGCTCGATAGCCATTCCTGCAAGGTCTGCGCTGCTCTGGATGGATCAAGCTGGGATCTGGAAGGCAAGCCGATCAAAGGCACGGACTATCGGTTTCAGGCACCACCCAAACACTGGTCATGCCGCTGCGTTCTCTCCCCCATTCCCAAGAGTCTCGATGAACTTGGCTTCAAGGGCATGGATGCCAAGATCGCTGCTGCCTCGATGCGTGCCAGCAAAGACGGGCCGGTCAAGGATAATGGCTTTCAGGCATTTCTCGAACGCCAACCTGATGATTTCGTCAACAAGACGCTGGGCAAAGCGCGGGCGGATATGTTTCGCGCGGGCAAGATCACGCTGAAAGATTTGATCTCGGCATCAGGCCGCGAACTGACACTCGAACAACTGCAAGCACACTGAAAGGACAAATACCATGGCATTCGACCCTACTGATCCCGATACGAAGGCGGCAATCGCGTCCGCAGTCGCAGAAGCAAATTCGGCCATCGAAGCGAAGAACAGCGAATTGCTGGCAGAGGTGAAAAAGCTGAAAACCGATCTGCGCAAAACGCAGGACATCAACCCCGATGAATTTGCCGCGCTGGAATCCGAACGCGACACTCTCAAAGCCAAACTGACGGCGACCGAGAAACTAGCCAAGGATGCGCAAACGGCGGCTGACAAGGCCGCTAAGGCGCTTGAGGCGGAAAGCGGCGTCACGCATCGCTTGCTGGCTGATAATGGGCTGACGGCGGAACTGGCAAAGGCTGGCATTACCGATCCTGATTATCTCGCTGCGGCCAAAGCTATGCATATCGGCGGCGTCAAGGTTGTGATCGATGGCGAAGATCGCAAGGCCATGCTGGGCGATAAGCCTTTGACCGACGCCATCAAAGAATGGGCTGCGACCGATACAGCGAAGAAATTTATTGCTGCGCCGGTTAATACGGGCGGCGGCTTGGGTGGCTCTAATGGCGGCAGGGGCACTAGTAAGACTATGACGCGCGCGCAATTTAACGCGCTTGATCCGGCATCACAAATGGCCTTTTCGAAGGAAGGCGGAAAACTAGAGGATGCTGCTGCATAATTATCGGGCGGGGGTTTTGATCCCCGCTTGACTTTTCAGTTTCAATATGAAATCTATCTAATCCGAAGCAGGGCTGCGCCCTCTTCAACTCCGGCAGCGCCGGGACCGCTCACACTGGCAGCGCCAGTTGCGGATTTCCCCGATCATCGCAACCGGAGTGCCTATCATGGCCGTCAACACAATCACGAATCTGATTCCCGATCTCTATAACGCGCTTGACGTTGTGTCGCGCGAACTGGTCGGCCTCATCCCATCCGTAACGTCAGATATGACTTTTGAACGCGCTGCTGTCGGTCAGACAGTCCGTTCACCTGTCGCGCCCGCATCATCGGCTACTGACATCACGCCCGCCGTTACGCCGCCTGACGATGGCGAGCAGACCATTGGCAACGTCAGCATGACGATTACCAAGGCCCGCCGCGTTCCGGTGCGCTGGAATGGTGAGCAGTCGCTTGGCCTCAACAATGGCGGTCCGGGTCGCTCGGCAATCATGGTCAATCAGTTCGCCCAGGCAATGCGTACCCTGTGCAATGAAGTCGAAACCGACATTGCTGCGCTTTATTCCTCGGCATCGCGTGCATACGGCACTGCTGGCACAACGCCATTTGGTACTGCTGGCGACTTCTCCGATGCGGCTTTTGTGGCGAAAATCCTGAAGGATAACGGCGCTCCTATGAGTGACGCTAGCCTGATCATTGATACGACCGCTGGCGCAAAGATGATTGGCCTTCAGTCTCGCTATGATGTTGCGGGTGACACCACCATGCAGCAGCAGGGAATTATCCTTAACAAGGGTGGCCTTGCTCTCCGTGAAAGCGCGAAGATCAAGACTCCTGCAGCAGGAGCGATGGCTTCGGCCACCACGAACAATGCCGGTTATGCCATCGGTGCGACCGTTCTGACGCTAGCGACCGCTGGCACAGGCGTTGTAGCCGCTGGTGATGTTGTCACCTTCGCTGGCGACACCAACAAGTATGTCGTTGCATCGGTGAACTTCGCTGGCGCTAACCCTGCGGCAGGTGACACTATCACTCTCGCCGCTCCGGGTCTGCTTGTTGCCATGTCGGCTGCCACCAAGGCCATCACTGTGGTCGCGGCGGCCACTCGCAATATGGCGTTCACTCGTAACGCTCTTGCGATTGCCACCCGCGCGCCCGCACTGCCGGAAGAAGGTGATAGCGCTGACGACCGTCAGATTATCACTGACCCTCGCTCAGGCCTCAGCTTTGAAGTCGCTCTCTATAAGCAATATCGCCAAGTCCAGTACGAGGTTGCTCTTGCTTGGGGCGTCAAGTGCATCAAGCCTGAGCATCTCGCCCTCCTCCTCGGCTGATACCTACGGCGGGGCTTCCGGGTCCCGCCACTTTCTCATGAAGGGGGCTTGTTATGGCAAATGCTATATTTCCAAAGTGGAAGGAAGCCCTGCTGCAAGGTTCATC